TGGTACAATGTTTTGATAGTAGTCTTCATGTCTACCTCCAGCATAATAATTTTCCCTCCTTATGGGGAGTTATATTTGTTACGCTTTCAGTATAACGAATGGTTTAAAACTGGCATAACAAAGCGGGGAATTTTCTCCGCCAAAAGTGGGTATTTTTATTATGCCATTCACACCCGACATTTTATCCTGTGATTTTGGTGCAGATGAAAATGATGATTGGACTGATCCGAAGGTATGGAAAAAAGCAAATCCTTCCCTTGGAATTACAGTTAGTATTGATAAGGTGCAGGCAGCGTGTGAGTCGGCGAAACAGAATCCGGGAGAAGAGAATGCATTCCGGCAGCTACGACTGAACCAATGGGTGAAACAGGCGGTCCGTTGGATGCCAATGGAGAAGTGGGATGACTGTGCATTCCCGGTAAATGAAGACGATTTGGAAGGCAGTGTATGTTACGGTGGTTTGGACTTATCATCCACCACAGACATTACGGCTTTTGTATTGGTCTTTCCGCCAAGGGATGAAGAAGACAAGTTTGCTGTTCTGCCTTACTTTTGGATTCCGGAAGATACTCTGGAATTAAGGGTACGCAGAGATCATGTTCCGTATGATGTCTGGGAAAGACAGGGATATCTGCAGACCACGGAAGGGAACGTGGTTCATTATGGATACATTGAAAAATTCATTGAACGATTAGGAGAGCGATTTAACATCCGGGAGATTGCATTTGACCGTTGGGTGCTGTTCAGATGGTGCAGAATCTGGGAGGTATGGGATTTACAGTAGTGCCTTTCGGACAGGGATTTAAGGATATGTCTCCGCCGACAAAGGAACTGATGAAACTGACATTAGAAAAGAAGTTGGCTCATGGTGGTCATGCGGTCCTTCGTTGGATGATGGATAACATCTATATCCGAAACGATCCGGCTGGAAATATTAAAGCAGATAAAGAAAAATCTACGGAGAAGATTGAAGGTGCTATTGCAACGATTATGGGATTAGACAGGGCAATTCGACGTGGAAACGATGTAAGTGCCAGTGTCTATGACGAACGAGGTATTTTGTTTATCTGATCAGGAATATTTCACTTCATGATTGACATATCTGTTGTTCATAGATATAATTTTAATGAAATTCGGCAGAATACAAAAATGCCGAAAAACGTTAAAATATAATTCTGAAAAATGGGAATGCTTCAATTGAGGTGATATGAATGGATAATGAGCTTAGGCTACCTGAAGATCAGATGATTTTTTCAGTTGATGAACTAAAAGCGGCAGGTTTTTCCCATTACAAAATCAATCAGCTGGTTGAGGATGGGACACTGCTAAAACTGAATAAGAAATATTATGAGAATACAAGCTATCAGGGGGAAGAATCGGATTTATACTATGTTCCGGCATATGCTCCCAAAGGTGTAGTTTGTCTTATGAGTGCAGCATCTTATTATAATCTGACGACCTACAGACCAGATTCTATAGATGTGGCTATTCAGAGAAAAGCCAAGATTTCTACGATGCCAGATTGGCCAGCACTGTCTGTGTATTATTATGCAGATGACCGCTTCGAAATGGGAGTCGAGACGGTAAGGGAAGGTAAAAATCAATTCAAAATCTATGATGTTGAAAAAACGGTTGTGGACATAGTTTTCTTCCGTGAAAAGGTAGGAATCGAGGAAACGAAGGAAATTCTTGTGAATTACCTTAGACGAAAGGATAGAAATCTCAACAGACTGCTGCGTTATGCGGAGTTGCTTAAATGCGGAGAAGTTATGAAAACATATCTGGAGGTACTTGTATGATAAGCGCAATATCAGTAAAGGACAGATTGAAAAATCAAGCAAAAGAAGATGGAAGAACGATGCAGGATGAATTAGTGACCTATGGGTTGGAGAGAGTAATTTATAGGTTGTCAATTTCAGAATATGCAGAGCGATTTACCTTAAAAGGTGGTATCTTTCTGTATGCATTGTTTGACGGGAATTTTGCGAGGGCAACAATGGATATAGACCTTCTTGCTCACCATATTTCTAATGATTCTGAAGAGATGAAGAAAGTGTTCCATAATATTTTTTCTATAGAATGTGATGATGCATTGCGATTCGATTTGGATTCATTGGATGTAATCAACATTACTGAATTTAAAGAGTATCATGGCGTAAATGTTTCCATCATGGGATATTTGGACCGCACAAGAGTGCCGGTATCTATTGATATTGGCTTTGGGGATGTGATTTATCCAGAGCGTATGCGAATGAACTTTCCGGTATTGCTTGATATGGAGGCGCCGGAAGTATATGCCTATTCAATTTATTCTGTAATTGCAGAAAAGTTTGAAGCCTTTGTTTCCCTTGGCCTTGCGAATGGAAGATACAAGGATTTTTATGATATTTATGTATTGTCCGCAAACTATGATCTGGATGGTAATGAACTGAAAAATGCAATCATAGAGACGTTTACCCATAGAGAAACTGGATTTGATGATATAGTTGCTTTTGAGACTGATTTTACAGAAGATTCTTTAAGACAGGGAAGATGGCGAGCATTCATCAAGAAAAAGAAAGCAATGATGAAAGTTGAATTTGCAGAAGCAATAGAGCAATCTAAGAAGCTTTTGATGCCGATTGTGGAGGCAATAGAACAGAATAAAGAATTTAATCGTCAGTGGAATAAAGACAGACGAGATTGGATTTAAGTACATAGAATGTTTCGATAGGATCGTGTAGAAATACATGGTCCTTTTATTATGTAGAATTGGGAAATAAATTTTGCTGTTAGTTGCAGGATTTGCTCCCCAATATTATATCCAACGCAAGAGTCGAGAAATCGGCTCTTTTATTACGCTAAAATTTACTTGAGAACTTGAAGGAGGTTTCAATGGGAGTATTATCAAATATATTCAAATCGAGGGATAAACCACAGAATGCAACATCTGGTAGTGCATACCGATTCTTTATCGGTGGCAGTTCCAGTGGCAAGAATGTCAATGAGCGTTCTGCGATGCAGATGACAGCGGTGTATTCCTGTGTGCGTATCTTATCAGAGGCGGTGGCGAGTCTTCCGCCTCATGTTTATAAATACAACAGAGATGGTGGTAAGGAGAAGGCGGTAAAACATCCGCTTTATTTTTTGCTCCATGATGAGCCGAACCCGGAGATAACTTCCTTTGTATTTAGGGAAACATTGATGACGCATTTGCTCCTGTGGGGGAATGCATATGCCCAGATTATCCGTAATGGAAAGGGAGAAATCATGGCATTGTATCCGCTGATGCCGAACCGAATGACGGTGGACAGAGATGATAAAGGACAGCTTTGTTATCAGTACAACACAAGTAAGGATGATGCACCGACCATGAAAGGGAGCATGGTCAATCTGAAACCTTCGGATGTGCTTCACATCCCTGGTCTTGGATTTGATGGGTTGGTTGGATATTCTCCGATTGCAATGGCAAAGAATGCGATAGGAATGGCGATTGCCTGTGAAGAGTATGGTGCTAAGTTCTTTGCAAATGGCGCCACACCGGGCGGTATTCTGGAACATCCGGGAACCGTAAAGGACCCACAGAGGGTAAGGGAAAGTTGGACATCCGCCTTTGGTGGAAGTTCCAATGCCAATAAGGTGGCAGTTCTGGAAGAAGGGATGAAGTACACACCAATTTCCATTAGTCCGGAACAGACACAGTTTTTAGAAACAAGAAAATTCCAGATAAATGAAATAGCTCGAATTTTCCGAGTGCCGCCACATATGGTCGGGGATTTGGAAAAGTCGAGCTTTTCTAATATAGAGTAGCAGTCTTTGGAGTTCGTGAAATATACCTTAGACCCTTGGGTTGCAAGGTGGGAACAGGCCATTGTCCGTTCCTTATTTTCTGCGGATGAAAAAACACAATACTTCGTCAAGTTCAATGTGGATGGGTTGCTCCGTGGCGATTATCAGAGCCGAATGAATGGTTATGCCATCGGCAGACAGAACGGCTGGATGAGTGCCAATGATATCAGGGAACTTGAAAATCTTGACCGTATTCCGGAAGAGGAAGGTGGAGATATGTACCTTATCAACGGGAATATGACCAAATTAAAAGACGCAGGAATATTTGCGGGAAAGGAGAGCGAACCGAATGAAGAAGTTTTGGAAGTGGAAGAACCACAAGGTTCTGAATCAGGAGACACAGATGGAAACGGTGGAGAGAACACTGTTCCTAAACGGCACCATCGCAGAGGATAGCTGGTTTGATGATGACGTAACACCGCAGATGTTCAAGGAAGAATTGATGGATGGAAGTGGAAACATCACGGTCTGGATCAATTCGCTGGGTGGAGACTGTGTGGCAGCAGCCCAGATTTACAACATGCTCCGTGAGTATGAGGGTAAGGTTACAGTCAAGATTGACGGTATTGCGGCATCCGCAGCTTCGGTTATTGCCATGGCCGGTGATACGGTGCTGATGTCTCCGGTATCCATGATGATGGTCCACAATCCGATGACGATTGCTTTTGGTGATTCTGGGGAGATGCAGAGAGCCATTGACATGACGAAAAGCGTAAAAGATTCCATCATCAATGCCTATGAGCTGAAAACCGGAATGCCCAGAACAAAACTGGCACATCTGATGGATGCTGAAATGTGGATGGACGCAAACAAGGCGGTTGAACTTGGCTTTGCAGATGAAGTCATCCAGAGAAAGGGTGCTGTGGACGAGGTGGAAGTGCCACAGGTATCCATGCTGTATTCAAAGACAGCGGTGGCTAATTCCTTAATGGATAAAGTTGCTGAGAAATGCAAGATACAGCAGAAAAATGAAACTGAAAACAGTAACAAAGTCATAGCCGATTCGCTGATGAGTCGGCTTAATTTATTAAAAAATTGGAGGTAATCTACTATAACTATTTTAGAACTGAGAGAAAAGAGAAACAAAGCGTGGGAAGCTGCTAAGGCTTTCGTGGAAACAAAACGTGATACCGTAAGAAAGCAAAGTTCATTATGAATGATGCGACGATTGCGGCACTTCGTAAGCTGAAAGATGAAAACGGTCAGTATTTATGGCAGCCTTCTTTACAGGCTGGGGAACCGGACAGACTCTTTGGTTACGAAGTAATGAAGAACCGAATCATCAATATTGACCATCAGCTGCTTCGAATGTCAGAAATGAAATATGTTGTCGAAGCTACGAAGACCAATGCCGGAACAAGGAAACTTCCTATGACAGAAGATGTGTTCAGATGTTTTCAGGCAATTAATGAGGATAGAGAACAAAGATTGAAAAGGTTGTTGACGGATATTCTGGTTCCTTGTTTCTGGATAAGAATGGAATGCCATTGATAGCAATGCATTGGGAACATCGATTCAATAATATGGTGAAACGCTACAATGAAATCTACCGGGTGCAGATTCCGAATATTAAGCCTCATGTCTGTCGTCATACTTACTGCAGTAACATGGCAAAGGCAGGAATGAATCCAAAGACGCTGCAGTACCTGATGGGACATAGTGACATCGGGGTAACGCTTAACACATATACACATCTAGGATTGGACGATGCAACGGACGAGCTTAAGCGACTGCAGGAATTAGAAGCGGCACGAAAGGAACTGGAAAAAACACAGGGAGAAAAGCCAGTGTCGCAGAAGATGTTTAAAGTAATTTAATATGGAAACGGATTTGACGCTCTGCTCTGGCAGGGCGCTTTTCTGCATTCCCTACTCCTCAAATTTCATGGATTATGGTAGAATAAAAAACATGGTATGAGGAATTCGGTTCATGATAATATTACGGTATATATTGGAGGATGTAGGATGAATTTAAAAATAGAAGATTTAATGAGGAAAATAGAGTTGCCTAAAAGATATTTCAACAATAACTTTATTATTTCGGAAAAATTCAGTGAAGAAAAGGAAAAGTTCTTATCTCTTATCAGGCAGTGTAAAGGTGAGGAATTTGATGATGACAAAAAATTGCAAATAGAGAAAAAAATATCTCAGGTTATACAAGTTGCAGATGATATTTCAAATATGATTTTAGAAATTTTTGAGTGCTATGAAAATGCTGATTACAAAAAGGCACAAGAACTGATGGATGGACTCATGAGTCGATTGGAGCAAGATATTTTTACTGGCTCAATTGATGATCGAGTGTGCATAAATTGTGATGGGAAGAATTATTATACAAGGTTTAGGTTGAATCCTGGTTATAGATTCTTTAGGGTGAGAGCTGTTGACTATGAATCATCAGCAATTCAAAAAAATGCAGATGAGCTTTTTCATATTCCGCTTTCTAAGCGAGCATATTCTAATAATGAACGATTTAGTTTGGTTGGTTTTCCTAGCTTATATTTATCAACTATGCTGCCGTTGGCTTGGCAGGAATGTGGATATCCGCAAAAATATTATTATTCAGAATATCAGTATAAATATAGTGTGGATTTGAATTCCGGGAAAAGAAAACTTGAGAATGAGTTGAAATTTCTTTTATTATATTCGCCAAATGAGATTGCTATTTGGGGAACATCGGTGAAATATAATAATTTTGCACTATGGCTTGAAGTGATAACAAGATATTTAAAAACCTATCCTTTGATATTGGCTTGTTCTTTTGTTAATCAGAGCGGGAAAGTGCCATATAAGCAAGAGTATATTATTCCACAGATGATTATGCAATGGGTACAACGAAATAGTTCAAAGATTCAAGGAATTGAATATTTTACTTGTGTAGACACAAACATGTGGACAAGTGAATGGTGTGCTTATAATATAGTAATTCCAGCTATGCCACCATACGATGACAAAAAGTACAGTATTCCGCTGAAAGAAGAGTTTTGCTGGACATCACCTCAATTTTATTCTGTTCCTATTTTGGATAAAAGTAATAATGAGGCTGATCGAGAATTCATATATAATTTGGTATCAGAAATTAGCAGCGTCATGAGAACACATTTCTTCCCGGGTAAGTATCATGATGTATTGATTAAAATGATAAATATATGTGGATGTTTAATGGGTTTATTGGAAAACCAAAATGCTCTCGATATGCAATTAGTATTACATATTTTAAGTTCTCTTTCTCAAAACATAAGTTGTATAAAGGGTTTGCAATTAGACCAAGACATTGAAACAGAAATGAAGAAAGAGAAAGATATCAAGTTTGCGGATGAAGCAGATTTGAGTAATGCTTGTATTTCTTTCGAAAAAATATATAACAAATTTGTAAGTATTCCGGGTTCTTCAGAATGTATTGAACGGATTATTAGTAAACACAAAGATTTTTGCTGGAATGATATGCATCCGCATTTTGAAATAATGGTAATATTTCGTGAGGAATCTGAAATAAACGAACCAATAAAGTGGCTTGAAGAAAACCACCTATTACATAGTGTATACAAGATTGATTCAAGTGACAAATCAATAGAATATTTAAAGAAAATAGTATCAGAAACTAAAAACACATTAGATATCTTTTGGAACAGTCATGTGGAAAATGATGAATGGGTTAAGAACAACATTGAAGCGATTAAAACACCTATTTTTGTAAAGATAAATGATGTAAGTATTTATTCAAAGCCCGGAACATGTTTTTATGAAATTGCAAGTGTTGGCTTTGACAAAGATACTTTGTCTGATAGGTTAATACCCAAAATACTTAAGTAGTCAGCAACCGATAAAGGGTGTTCATCGTTAAAAGGTTTCACACATCTTCAAAACACACCCCATCTGTGCTAAAATATCAGAGTAGTAAAAGCCCTCGATTTCTACTACGTTTTTACTACTACACATGGCTGTAACTTGCATAATTTTGCCTCATTTTGCTAAAAATGTAGATTTCCTAACAAACAGGAAGATAGACGAAAAAGTCGCTAAAACTGGGCAAAATAGGGCAGTTTAGAGCAATCCGGAAAGGAAGAAATATATGATTAAAATACTTTTCATCTGCCACGGCAACATCTGCCGCAGCACCATGGCGGAAAGCGTCATGACCCATATGGTGAAACAAAAAAATTTAGAGCAGCATTTTCTGATAGCATCAGCCGCAACCAGTACGGAGGAAATAGGCAATCCGCCTCATTATGGTACGGTGGGGAAGCTGCGGGAGGTTGGCATTCCGGTCATTCCCCACAGGGCGGTGCAGATGACCAAGAAAGATTATGCTAAATATGATTACCTGATTGGAATGGATGATGCCAATATTCGCAATATGACAAGGATTGCAGGCGGCGACCCGGAAGGGAAAATCCATAAGCTTCTTGAATACGCCGATTCTTCTGCTTCCGTTGCAGACCCATGGTATACCGGCGACTTTGATACAACGTATCGTGATGTGGTCAGGGGGTGCGAGGGGCTGTTGGAATACTGTCTGCATCACTGCATTCCGGCAAGACCATGATTCAGCATGGTGCTGCACAGACCGGCCATTTCCTCAGGAGAAAGGGGGGCTGGGTGGTTTAGCCATGCTTCAATAATGCCCACGCAGCCGGACACAATAAAGGGATAGCAATACTCATAGGCAGGTGTGTTGTGCGCTGTCTCAAACAGATGGCGCAGCCGTTCCTCCACTAAGGCCTTCAGACGGTTTACAAAGGCTAAATCTCCGTGGCTGCCTATCAGAACCTTTGCCAAATCCTTATGCCCTTCCAAAAGGGTAAACAAATCAAGCATGGTGGAATAGGGTGACAAAAGCTGCCCACCCTCTGCCAGATTGCGATTCAGAAATTCATTAAATTCCAGAAAAAGCTCGTCCTCTATCTTTTCCAGCATATCGTAGATGTCATTGTAATGGAGGTAAAAGGTGCCTCTGTTAATATCCACCAAATCAGCTAATTCCTTCACTGAAATATCTTTAATATCCTTTTGGCTCATCAGCTGTATTAAGCCCTTTAATAATAGAGCGCGTGTTTTGCGGACTCTGCGGTCCTGCTTTGCAGAAGCCATGGCAAGTACCTCCTGTAAAATCTAAACAATTTATAAATACTGAACAATCTAAGCATTTTTGTCTATAAATGTACATGAAAACAAAAAGTGAATATTGTCTTTTTGCTTTCTTTCATTATAATTAGCCTTACCAAGAAAATCAACAAGTGTTCATTAAAAAACGCCGATACTGATAATGGTTATATTTCTACCCATTATTTTTTTTGAGGGGCATTACCTCTATGGAAATGCTTGTAGTATTTGTCTGTCAGCATTGTTATATGGGGCGTAACGGAACACTGCCTTGGTGGGATTAAAGCATAGGAAGGATATAGTACTTATGGCAAAGGAAAAAAAGAACGATTCTTTTATGATAAAGCTTTCAACATTAATTGTTGATAAGCGCAAGGGTTTTTATCTGATATTTATTATGCTGATTATTTTCAGCCTGCTGTCAATGAACAAGGTTAAGGTAAATAATGACCTGACCACCTATCTGCCTGACACTACGGAGACAAGGCAGGGTATGAATCTCATGAATGAGCAGTTTATTACATATGGCACTGCCCGTATTATGGTGTGTAATGTAACCTATGATGAGGCAGAGAAGCTTTCGGAGGCTATCAAGAAGCTGGAAGGGGTCAGTATGTTGGATTTTGACGATACTGAGGAGCATTATCGTCATATGGAAGCCATGTTTTCCGTTACCTTTGATGGGGAGGCAGATGAACCGGATACGCAGGTGTACTTAAGCAATGTGTTGAATTATCTGTCTGACTATGATGTGTATTACAGCTCTGATATAGGACAGGAGGAGAGAGATGCCGCTGATTTAAGCAATGATATGATATTGATACTGCTGCTGGCGGGTGTAGTTATTGTGGCAGTTTTGCTGTTTACCTCCACCACCTACGCAGAAATACCGGTGTTTTTAATGACCTTTATTGTGGCGGCAATATTAAATAAGGGAACTAATTTCCTGTTTGGGACCATCAGCTTTGTAACAGATTCGATTGCGGTAGTGCTGCAGCTTGCGCTGGCGGTGGACTATGCCATTATTCTCTGCCATAGATTTATGGAGGAGCATGAGGATAAGGACGCCCGTGAGGCGGTTATAGTCGCCCTGAGTAAAGCTATACCGGAAATATCCTCCAGCTCGCTGACCACTGTTTCAGGTATGGTTGCTATGATGTTTATGCAGTTCCGAATAGGCTATGATATGGGAATTGTACTGGCGAAG